GGCGCTGGAACGGGTTTAACGGGTACTGCAACAAGTTTATCTATTGGTGGAAGCGCAGGGACTGCAACAACTGCAACAAATTTGGCGGGCGGTGCGGCTGGTTCTGTTCCATATCAATCAGGCGCTGGTGCAACAACATTTTTAGCGGCTGGCTCAAATGGTCAGTATTTGACATTGAGTAGCGGTTTGCCCGCTTGGGCATCTTTGCCCACATCAGTATCGTCATTTAGTGCGGGTTCAACTGGTTTAACCCCATCTACAGCCACAACAGGCGCAGTCACATTGGCTGGCACGTTAGCTGTGGCCAACGGTGGCACAGGGGTGACCGCATCAAGTGGTGCAAATTCTGTAGTTTTGCGTGATGCAAATGGAAATACAAGCATCAATTCAGTAGCAGAAGGTTTTGTGAACGTAGCCGCGGCTGGCACAACTACTACGTTAACAGCCAGTTCAGCACCTAATTACTGCGTTACAGGCTCTGGTGGTCAAACTTACCAATTGCCTGATGCAACTACGCTGACTGCTGGTTCAAATTATTTTTTCAACAACAACCAAACAAGTGGAACAATCGTTGTTAAAAATAACTCTGGAACAACAATTGCAACCATTCAATCTGGTGGTTATGTTGAAATTTTGTTGTTGGTGGCTAGTCCCGCGGCTGGTTCATGGGACGTTCACGCTTACGCACCAGCAAATGTTTCTTGGTCAACCAATACGTTTGATTACGCTGGCTCTATCACTTCAGCCACATGGAATGGTGTTGCAATAGCAATCAATCGTGGCGGTACAAACGGGACTGCAACACCGACTGCTGGCGCTGTGCCTTATGGAACTGGTACGGCTTACGCATTTACTGCGGCTGGCACTTCTGGACAAGTTTTACAGTCAAATGGTGCATCAGCCCCCACATGGGTAACACCAGCGGTTTATGCGACTGTGACTGATGACACAACAACAAACGCAACACGTTATCCATTGTTTGCCGCAGTCACGACAGGAAATCTGACAACAGAATATGTCAGTTCTACTAGACTTCAATTTAATCCAAGCACAGGCGCTTTGACCGCCAACCAGCTAATCATTGCACCATAAAGGAAAATCATGGGACAGTTAACATTTCAAGCGACATTGGGTGGTTCGGTCAATTTGGCAGGGCCTAACACCGCATCGACAACCACTTTTACATTGCCAGCGGCTGATGGCACAAGCGGTCAAGCATTAACAACAAATGCGTCTGGCACATTGGCATTTGCCAATATTCCACTTGCTTCTGCTGTTTCGGGAAATTTGCCAGTTACAAACTTAAATTCAGGCACTTCTGCTAGTTCATCAACATTTTGGCGTGGTGATGGTACATGGGCAGCGGCTGGCGGTGGTAAGGTTTTGCAAGTTGTGCAAGGTACAAAAACAGGTGCTACTTATACGGTATTGAGTACCTATCTTTCAACTGGTGTGTTTGCAACCATTACCCCATCATCAAGTACAAGCAAAATTATGATGATTGCAACAAGCGGTCAATGCTATCAACAACCTGGCGGTTTAAGAATAAGGTTATATCGTGGAACAAGTGGAGAGGGAAGTGGTAGTTCTATTGTTTCAGATATTGGATATGGGGTTCTTAGTGGTGACGCTTTAGGCGCTACTGTAAATTGGCTTGATAGTCCCGCTTCTACTAGCGCATTAACATACACAATTATGCAAAAATCAGAAAATGGAAGCAGTTTGGTTGGTTTTGCTGGCGGTAGTTATTGTTCTATATTACTTTTGGAGATTGGCGCATGAACGCAAATTACGCTTTAGAGCTTATTGCTCTATATCCAACTGTCGTCAATATTGATGGCAATGATGCTTTTGACGCAAATGGAAATAAAATTGAATACGATGCCGCTTTAGTGCAAGCAAAGGTAGATGCAAAATCTTACATTGCTAAACGAGCCGCAGAATATCCTCCTATGGCTAACTATCTTGATGGGATTGTTAAGGGTGATCAAGCACAAGTGCAAGCATATATTGATGCGTGTTTGGCTGTAAAAGCTAAATATCCTAAACCCTAATCAGCATGAGATTTGTTTGGAAAATCTCCGAATTAAAAGGTGATGACAAAGCCATATTTCAGGCTAAGTATCACGTTTCATTGATTGAAAATGATCTGAGAATTGAGACAGAGGGATATTGGGACTTTGACCCTACAAAGGCGACAATTCCAACAGCCCAAGTAACCGAGGAAATGGTTGAGTATTGGATTGATCAAGGCACTACCCAAAACGGGGTAAGTAGCATAAAATCAAGGCTAATAGAGCAACTTGAATCTGTCAAAAAACAACAAGAAATTGCTTTGCCTTGGAAGCCGCCCACATTTAAGTTAAGTTAAGGAATCACTATGGCTGTGCCTTATGACATTGTTAGCAGAGCGCTAAAAGACATTGGTGCATTGGAAAGTGGTGAAACCCCTACTCCAGACGCAGCGCTTGATGCGTTTGAAATGCTAAACGACATAATTGACCAATGGTCAAACGAAAACATGATGGTTTTCAATGTCACAGAAATTATTTGCCCTGTGATTGCGGGACAAACACAATACACAATTGGCCCTAACCCATCGACTCAAAACTTTATCGGTGCGTCTTTTACAGGCTCAATCTCAGGCACAACTTTGACCGTGACGGGGATTGCATCAGGCGCTATCGCACAAGGGCAAACCCTTAGTGGCACAGGAATTACAACAGGAACAAAGATTACTCAATTTTTGACAGGCGCTGGTGGCAACATCAATGAAGTTGGTACATATCAACTGAACATATCACAGACCGTTGCATCCACTTCAATTACGGCTTACTACCAAAAGCCTTTGAATCTTGATTCTGCATTTGTTAGGGTAAACACTACGTCTAATGGGCAACCAATTACAGGCGGTGGCTTGGATTACCCAATGTCAGTTTTGGCATTGCAAGATTATCAAATGATTGGTTTAAAGACGCTGAACGGCCCTTGGCCTAAAGCGGTTTACTTTAACCCAGGCTCTGATTCTGGAAACCTTTTCATTTGGCCTAGCCCATCCCAAGGTGAAATGCACTTGTTTGCAAACACTTTGTTCAGCCGTTACGACTCAATGTATGAAGACATAGCCCTGCCACAAGGCTATTCAATGGCGCTTAGATGGTGTTTGGCAGAGCGTTTGATGCCCATGTATGGCAAAGCCTCACCAACGCAAATAACAATGGTTCAGACCTTTGCAGGGCAAGCTAAAGCTACTTTAAAACGGACAAACATGAGTCCGCTGCAAGTTTCACGTTATCCTGACGCCTTGTTGGTTAACAAGTCAAAAGACGCTGGGTGGATTCTTACTGGCGGCTTTATTTAAGGGGCTGATATGCCAGATTTTGGTTTTGTTGGCGCATCTTATGAAGCACCAAGTATCTATCAAGATGCCCAAGAGTGCATCAATTTTTTCCCCGAAGTTGACCCTGTAAAACAACAAGGTGAGCGTGGGGTTATTGCGCTTTATCCAACGCCAGGTTTAACGCTAAAATCCTTGCTTTCTAATCAACAGGAAGTGCGTGGCTTACACACCGTTTCGGGTGGCGAGCAAATGATTGCGGTTTGCGGCTCTTATGTTTATGTGCTTGCAGCCAATTTTGTTCCTCTTGTAATTGGTCAACTCAATTCCAGTTCTGGAATAGTGCGGATTACCGATAACGGGGTCAATGTTTACATTGTGGACGGTGCTTATCGTTATACCTGGTACATATCAACCCCTGCAGCAGCTGTGTTTTACGGCTCAACAAGTGGCACAACATTGACGGTAAGCAATGTTTCTAGTGGAACTATTGCTGTTGGACAATCCCTTTATGGCGTTGGCGTGTTGGCTGAAACTGTGATTACAGCGCTTGGATCGGGAACGGGCGGTGTGGGAACTTACACGATCAATAGAAGTCAGACCGTGGCGGCTGGATCGCTAAATTCGGCAACTGTGGGGGCGGTAGTAACTGCAACCATAGCGGGAACAACATTAACCGTTTCTGCGGTTACTTCAGGCGTGTTGCACGTTGGCATGACTATTCAAGGCGTAGGCGTTACCCTTGGCACAATCATCACGGCTTTAGGAACTGGCTCTGGCGGTGTAGGAACTTACACATTAAGCGTGGCAAGTACAATAGCCGTTGGCGTGACCATGTACGGTTTAAATTTTTCTGTTTTACCCTCTACTGACGGTGCGTTTAGCGGTGCAAACACGGTAGACATTATTGACAACTACTTTGTCTATAACAACCCCACAACCCAGCAATGGGGCGCTAGTGACCTTTTGTCGCCCATTTCACCCCTTACTAGCTATTCTTTAAAAGATGGCGCACCAGACGATTTGGTGGCTTTGATTGTTGATCACCGTGAAGTTTACTTGATGGGTGAGATTTCTTCTGAGGTGTGGACTGATGTAGGAACTGTGCCTTTCCCATTCCAAAGGATTCCTGGCACATCTACTCAACACGGTATTGCAGCGCCTTTTTCTTTGTCTCGACTTGGTAACTCATTTGCTTATGTCTCACGAAACAACCGTGGTCAATCACAAATTATGCAAATGCAGGGGTACATCCCACAAAGGATTTCCACTCATGCAGTCGAGAACACATTAGCCAATCAATATGTTGGCGATGCTATAGCGTGGACTTATCAGCTTGAAGGCCATGAAGTTTTTGTTGTTAGTTTCCCATCTTTGCAACTGACATGGGCTTTTGACGCAACCACTCAACTTTGGCACAAATGGCTTTACACAACAGATGAAAACATTTATCAGCGCCATCGTGGTAATTGCTGTGCTTTGTTCCAAGGCCTAGTTATTGTTGGCGACTATGAAAATGGCAAATTGTATGAATTGGATAAAACCAATTACACAGATGACGGTCAAAATATCCGCAGATTGCGTAGAGCGCCTCATTTAGTAACTGAATTCCAAAGGCAATACTTTGATGAATTGCAGATTCAGTTTCAGCCAGGCGTGGGGACTACGGGTTTGTCTCGCCCTGCTCAAATAACAGATTCAAATGTTATTTATTTGGGGAACACATATACAATTACCCCTAGTGCGACTTTGACAATTGAGACTGAAAAAACCTATATTTTGGCGACTCAACAAGCGGTAAGTTATCAAACAACTGATAACCCACAAGCAATGTTGCGGTGGTCAAATGATGGCGGTTCAACTTGGTCAAATGAGCATTGGACTAATGTTGGTCAACTTGGCAAATACAAGAATCGTGCCATTTGGCGTAGATTGGGGCAAGCCCGTGACAGAATATTTGAAGTTTCGGTTAGCGATCCTGTGAATTTTGTGATTATTTCGGCAAATCTTAAAGTACAAGGGGCAGAAAACTGATGGCTACTTCTGGACTTTCTAGCACACAGCAGATTAACCCTTATCCACAATCACAGTTTTTGGACGGTGCGACTAACCGCCCGTCAAGATCGTGGCAGCAGTTTTTTCTTAATTTGTTGAATTTCAGTTCTGCTACGACTGCAACGGCAGGGTCTGGAACGCTTCCCGCTAACCCTGTTGGGTTTATAAATGTCACAGTAAATGGTAAGGCGTACAAAGTGCCTTATTACAATGTTTGAGAGAGCCTAAATCATGGACAACACAATAAATTCACTTGTTGGTCAATCTGTTGGCTTAACTGCTGACCAAATGCAAGCTGCAACTTCTGGCAGTTTAAAAGACTATCAAGGCAAGACTTATGACCCTGCTGTCATTTTGGCGCTTTCAAAACAGATAGCGGGTTCTATTGACCCCAATGCAGTTAAAGGCGGTGTTTATAGCACTAAAGGTCAAAGTGTTGGTTTTAACTACGATGAATCTACAAAACTTTTGGGTCATCCTCCGACAGCAACTGAACAAGTCTTTTTGGACATGGCTAGACATCTTGCAAATGAAGGTGTGACAGATTTAAACAAAGTTGATGCTACAGACACTAATAGACGTTTTGGTTCTACTTTTACAGGCGGTGGCGGCACAATCTATGAAATTAAAAAGGATGCTGACGGCAAGCCTATTATTTCATCATGGAGTAAAGACACTAGCGACAAAAAAACCATTCTGACGGGCTTGGCACTTGCGGCTGCTGCTTTTGGCATACCTGGCGTTACAGAGGGTTTGCTGAGTACCGCACCCGCTGGTGCAACATTAGGAAGTGTTGGCGCAGAAGCCGCTGGTACTTCCCTTGGTTCTGTAGGCGCATTAGGCAATACTAGTGCTATGGGTGCTTTAGGTGGTCAATCGGCATTAGGCACAGGCTTGACTGCGGCTGGTACTGGTGCGGCAGGGCTTGGTGGTGCAATGAGTGCCTTGGGTGGTGAAGCCGCTTTAGGTTCTGGATTGACTGCCGCTGGAACTGGTGCTGCTGGTTTAGGTGGGGCTATGGGCGCTTTAGGCGGTGAAGCCGCATTAGGTGCTGGCATAGGTGCTGGCGCTGGCGGTTTAGCCGCTACAAATTCTTTGCTTGGTAATGCGGCTCTTGGTTCAACCTTGGCGGGTGCTTCCACACTTCCTATTGGTACAACATTAGCTAATTTGGGCGCTGCGGGTGCGGGTGGTTCATTATTAAATGCGGGTGCGGGTGCTGCGGGTTCTGCTTTAGGAACTACTTTAGGTCAAGGTTTAGCTTTAAATGCTCTTGGTACTGGTCTTGGCGCTATTGCAAATCAATCAGGGATTAGCAACGCAAGAGATGCAATTACTCAAGGTGGTCAAACAGCAAACACCCAACTTAATAACGCATACCTAAATGCTCAAAATTTAAACGCAAACAATGTCACGGCATTGGGCAACAACTACCAAAATTTAAACACAAATTTAAACAATACATTAAATGCTCAAAGAGGCATTTATGACACGACAGGCACAACTTTAGCTAACAATTATCAAAATTTAAATACAAATTTAAATAACACAATCAATGCTCAAGTCGGCAAATATGACGCAGCCAATCAAAACATAAACCAAAATGCTCAAACGCAATTGGGTTTATTGGGTAGCACTTATGCGGGACAACAAGCCCAAGCTGCGGCAAATGCGGCTGGTTTAAATGCCAACTACAACAATACCCTTACTAACATGGGTAATGTGTATAACCAACAAGTTGGATTTCAACAACCGTATCAACAAATTGGCAATCAAGGCGCAGCAGGGTTAGCGGCAAATCAAGATTATTTGACCCGTCAGTTTGGTGCGGCTGATTTAAATGCACAACTTGCACCTAACTACGCATTTCAATTGCAACAAGGTCAAATGGCTAACCAACGTGCCGCCAACATGGGCGGTGGTAGTTTAGGCGGTAATGCCATGAAGGGTTTACAAGACTACACACAAAACTATGCCGCTGGTGCATACCAAAATGCGTTTAACAATTTTCAAGGTCAACGAACAAACATTTACAACACATTAGCGGGAATGGCGGGAATTGGTCAAACTTCTGCGGGTCAATTAGCTGGACTTGGTACGGCTTACGGTTCTAATCTTGGCTCTTTGTCGTCTAATCTTGGTAGCAATTTAACATCTAACACAGGCAATTTGTTGAGCGCTGGAAGTGCTTACGGTACTAATACATCTGGCGTGACAAACAACTTGAACAATGTGTTGTCGTCTAACCTTGGTCAATTACAAGGTGCGTATAACCAATATGGTAGTAACTTAACAAGTGGCTCTAATACTTACGCTGGTAATGTTGTCAACAATGCCAACACAATGCAAGGCGCTTACAACCAATATGGAACTGATTTGACGGGTGCTTCTAATACTTATGGTGGAAACCTTACAACCGCTGCGGGTCAAGGCATCAATGCCGCAAATGTGTATGGTTTGAATTCCGCTAACCTTGCAACTGGCATTGCGGGTGCATTGGCGGGAAATGCTACGGCAACAGGCGCAAACAATGCAACGGCTTTAAGTAACCTTGGCAATACAGCGTTGCTTGGTTCTTTGATCAAAGCGACATAAGGATAAATCATGGCTGACTTTTCAATGAACGTAAATTACGCAAAGCCCCAAGTGACAAGTCTTGGGGATATGATAAACATGGCTGGTGGTATTCAAAACTACCAACAAGCACAACAACTTAATCCTTTGGCTTTGGAAAAGGCTCAAATTGAAAATCAAGTGCTGCGTCAAAAAAATGATGAGCGTTTAAAACTTCAAGAATTTACTAGCAACCCTGAAAACTGGCAGACCAATGGTCGCATTGACATGGATAAGATAAATTCTGTCATTCCAAAGATTGCACCATTGACAGGCTCTGATGTCATCAATTCATTAAGTGGATTGCATAAAAGCCAAACTGAAGCGGCTAATGCGAAACAAAATTTAACTCAATCACAACGTGAGATTATTTCTAATCGTGCTGGTTTGTTAGGTCGTTTGGGTGTTCAAGACCCAAAAATCGTTATGGGTGAATTAAATCGTCTTAAAGAAGAAAACCCAGACAATCCTGAATTAGATCGTTTGATTGATGCTTATTCTGGCCCATTAAGCAAAGCACAGCCTGGCAAACACATTGCGGATGATATGGTTCGTTTGAGTCAATCTATGTTGTCTTCTGCACAACAAGAGTCTTTGTCACCCAAAGCTGGAACATTAGACACGGGTGGAGAAATTCAGCCTACTGTTACACAACCGTTTATTGGTGGCAATCAACCCGCTATGCGTATGACGGGAACTGCTATTCCAAAAACAATTGGCCCAGGCTTAGAAGTTGTAGCCACAGAGGGAAATCCTTTTGGTTTGCCTGTTGGCACAAAGTACATTCAACCCCAAGGCGGTGGTCAGACTATGCAAGGACAACAACGTCCTCCCACAGTTACAGGACTTGCCCCACAGATTGCAAGCACATTAAGCGCAAACACAACGGTTGCAAATAAAGATTGGGAAGATACTTATAACGCCTCTAAAGAAGCGCAACCTAGAATTGCCATCTTTCAAAACATTAAAAAGATTGCACCAGAAGGCTTTACAGGCGTTGGCGCAGAACGTAAAAAATTGGCGGCTGGTATCTTAAATGCAGCAGGGATTGACGCTTACACGGCTGAAAACACCGCCACAGATGAATTGGCTAAAAACACTCGACTTTTGGCATTAGCTGGTGGTAATACTGATGCGGCTAGGGCAATGGCTGAAATTGCCAACCCAAGCGGTAAAATGACATTGGCGGCTATTAAAGAAGTTTCAGACCAAATGATTGGTGTAGAGAAATTAAAAGAAAAACGTGCCGAATACTTATCTCAATTTCGCAATGATCCTGTAAAGTATCAAGAAAAATCACAAACTTTTAATAAATTTGCTGACCCTAGAATTTTTCAAGAAATGACTGCTGAACAAGTGGCAAAACTTAAAGCATCAATGTCTAAGCAAGATATTGCCGACATGAGCAAAAAAATTCAAGAAGCAAAAATGTTGGGGATTATTAAATAATGGCTAGTCTTGCTGAACTTTGGGATGCCGCCCCCGCAACGGCAACACCGCAAAACCGTCAGGTTGACCGCATGGCTATCTTGCAAGATGAGATGACCAAAGCACAGCAACGCTTGCAATCAGGCGATCCTAGAGCGCAACGGGACATCGAATCTTTGACCCGTGAAATGGGTGGCAAGGTTCAAACTGTTCAGCAAACTCAACAACCGCAACAGGCTTCTGGTCAAACATTGGCTGATCTGTGGGAATCAACCCCCGCTTCTACTGCTACTGCCAAACAAGAACAGAAAAAATCTGAACTTCCTATGGCAGCTCAGTTTTACAACAAACTGTTAGAAGGCAAACAGGCTTTAGGTGAAAAAATTGTAGGTGCTGGCGAAGCGGGTTTGACCGCTTTATCTAGTGGCATTGCCGCCCCTGTAAGCGCCCTCGGTGGCGTTGTTGGCACATTGGCTAGTGGTAAGTACGGCACTCAAGAAGGCATCCAAGCGGGTCAAGATATGGCCCGTAGATTGCAAGAGGGCGGCACATATCAGCCCCGCACCCAACAAGGTCAGCAATATGTGCAAGACCTACAAAAAGCGTTTGAGGCTAGTAAGTTACCGCCCGTTGGCGTTCCTGAAGCAATGGGTTTTGCGCCATTAGCAAGCCCCGCTATGCAACAAGGCAGAGGCACGATGCAGCAATATGCAAGTGAAATTCGCCCTACTGCACCGCAACAAATGCAACAACAGTTTCAAGCCAAGGGTGGATTGCAAAGCGCTGGCGCTGCGGCTACAACTGACCAGGCAGCAGTCAATGCAATTCTTGCCAAAGTAAGCCCTGAATTGCAAAACGAAATACGGGCTACACCAATCAATCAGCTTAATATGGCTGCGCTTGAGCGTCATGCTGAAGCTGACACATTGCCTGTGCCTGTGCGTTTAACCCGTGGTCAAGCGACACAAGACATTAACTTGCTTTCAGATGAAATGAACATGAGGGGCAAAAACCCTGAATTGGCTAATCGTTTTAATGAGCAAAACGGCAAGTTGATTGAAAACATGAACGCTATTAGGGACAAAGCCGCCCCTGATGTTTATGGAACAAACCATATTGAAAATGCTGAAACTGTGATCAATGCTTACAAAGCACTTGATGACACTAGGACTGCTGATATTTCTGCCAAGTACAAAGCGCTTAAAGATGCGGCTGGCGGTGACTTTCCTATTGATGGAAAACAGTTTGCAACTAATGCCGAAAAAATGTTGGGCAAAGACCTTAAAACAGACTTTTTGCCCCCTGCTATTGCCAAACAATTAGACCGCTACAAAAATGGCGAAACAATGACGTTTGAAAACTTTGAGGCCATGAGAACTAACTTGGCAGCAGAGATGCGTAAAGCAGAGCGTTCAGGCGATGGTAACGCTAAAACTGCGTCTAGTATTGTTCGCACAGCATTAGAAGAATTGCCTTTGACTGGTGATGCAGAAGCCCTCAAGCCTTTGGCAAATGAAGCTAGAAGTGCGGCTAAAGCTAGGTTTGATATGCTGAAAAAAGACCCAGCTTATGACGCTGCGGTTAATGATGCAGTACCCGATAAGTTTATCAATAAATACATTATTGGTGGCAACAAACGTGATTTAGAGGCATTGACTGCACAACTTGGTAAAGGCTCAGAAGGCCATCAAGCCGTGTCTGCTGCTGTTGTTAACTATCTTAAAGATAAAGCTGGTGTCATAAATGATAACGGCAATTTTAGCCAAGCAGGGTATAACAAAGCGCTTAAACAACTTGATCCTAGATTGCTAGAATTAGTTGACGGTGAGACTGCCCAACAATTACGGGCGTTAGGTAATGTTGCTAGACATACGCAAGCACAACCCCGTGGAAGCTATGTTAATCAATCCAACACATTTGTGGCGGGTGCTAAAGAAATGGCAAAGGGTGGGCTTGAGAAAGCGGGTAACGTGGCGGGATTTGGCGTTTTGCCACTTGGCACAATGACCCGTGAAGCATTGGCAAGCAGAGCCGCTGCAAAGCAAACTCAAGAATCATTGAAGCCTGGCGCTGGTACTAAACTTTCAGACTTAGGAAAATAACATGGCAGTCAATCTTGCACCAATTGGTAATGGTTTCCAATTTTTTACCAACACAGGCTTACCACTTAACGGTGGGTATATTTATACCTACCAAGCGGGTTCAAGCACTCCCCTAGCCACTTACACGACTTCTGCTGGCACGATTGCCAACACTAACCCTATTCAATTGGGAACAAGCGGTCGCCCCCCACAAGAGATTTGGTTAACTTCTGGTTACTCATACAAGTTTGTTTTAACTGATTCTGCTAACGTGCAGATTGCCACTTACGACAACCTTTATGGCATTTTAGGAACAAGCGCTAGTGTTAACCCTATACCATCGGGCGGCATCATCATGTGGTCAGGTTCTATTGGCGCTATTCCTACGGGTTATTACTTATGCAATGGTTCTAACGGTACGCCAGACTTGAGAGACAAGTTTGTAGTGGGCGCTGGTAGCACCTATGCTGTGGGCAATACAGGCGGCTTTACTGCTGCCGCCACAAGTGCGGGTGGTACTTACTTGCCGTTGTACTATTCTTTAGCATTTATCCAAAAGGCTTAAAAATGGCTGATATTGATTTGGTGCAATACGGAGTGCTTCAACAAAAAGTTGATTCAATGGAGGCCAAGATTGACAAGATGGAGGCGCAACTTGATACCCTTATTGAATTGGCAAACAAAGGTCGTGGAGGCTTTTGGATGGGCATGGTTTTTGTGTCTGCTTTATCTACAGTTTTGGGATACCTTAGCCATCAATGGTCAAAGTGAATGAATGAGATGGCTCATTGCTCTTGTTCTGACCCTCTCGATTCAATCTACTAGCAAAGATTTATGTAGTGTTCGTGAGTTTTACTCTATTGCATGGGGTATTCACGATCCAACTGAGAGACACAAACTGATGGCTGAGTGGCTTACAAAACATCAACAATTATGCAAAAGTACCGATTTTATTGTTATTTGGAACAATATGAGTGAATGGGCGGGAAACTCTGACAGTCACCAGTTAAGAGCATTGGTTATTCATGGGTACAAGGAAGCGCTTGAAAGGGAAAAGAAATGAAACAAGATCAAGACGTAGTAAGTAAACTGACGTACTCTGTTACTTTAATGGTGGCTTCTACTCTTTGCCTGTCGGTATTAGGTATGGTTGCAGCTTTTCTTTTAGGTTTGTGGGCTAAAGAAGTTGATAACGCAGAAATCTTTTCTATGTTGCACCCTGCTTTTCAAACCATCATTGGCGGTTTTATTGGCCTCTTGGCGGGTGTCAAATTAGGTCAAGGCGACTCGCACCATAAATGTAGACATTGTGAGGACTAATCATGTTTGAAATGTTATCGGGCGGTTTGTTAGGTTCTATCTTTGGCGGCATCTTTAGGATGGCCCCTGAAGTGCTGAAGTGGTTAGATAAAAAGAATGAGCGCCAGCACGAACTAAATATGTTCAAGTTCCAATGCGATTTGGAAGCCCAACGTGGTCAGCAAAAGTTAGCTGAGATTGGCGCACAACGTGAAGCCGCAATCGATGTAGGCGTAATGGATGCCTTTAACAACGCCATTACACAGCAAGCAGAGATGGTTAAAGCAGCGGGTGGATGGGTAGCCTCACTTTCTGCTTCTGTGCGTCCTGTGGTCACTTATTGGGTTCTTTTTGTTTGGTCATTTATCCATGTTTGGTTTGCATGGAACGCTTGGTTAGCAGGTGCGCCAGCTACTGAAGTCTTCAAAACTATGATGACTCCAGACTTTTCTGCTTTGCTATCAGGAACAATTAACTACTGGTTTCTTGATAGAACTTTGTCTAAGCGTGGAATATGAACTTAGAACTGGCAGCATCCCTTTGTCGCCAGTTTGAGGGGTTTAGGTCTAAGCCTTACCTATGCCCTGCGGGTGTTCCTACCATTGGTTATGGATCAACCTATTATTCTGATGGGCGTAAAGTAACCCTTGAAGATAGTCCCATTAGTGAAAAAGACGCTAGTGCATTACTAAGGCACGAATTGGAACACACCTATTTACCAGGCGTGCTAAGAAACTGTCCCATTCTTGCAACAGATGAAAAAAAATGTAACGCCATTGTGGACTTTGTTTACAACCTTGGAATTGGTCGTTTGCAAACGTCTACGCTTAAACGAAAAATTAATTCTCAAGAGTGGGAAGCGGCTCAAGAACAACTAATGTTGTGGACTAAAGGTGGCGGCAAAGTCTTGCCTGGCTTGCTCAAACGCAGACAAGCCGAGTGTTCCTTGTTAAATTAAATTGTAATAAATACTATATAAGGTGTTGAAATGGCTAACATTCCTACACCACAAGATGCGGCATTGTTTGCACAAAATGTAAAAAAATGGCAACAAGTGCTAAGTCTTGGTGATTGGCGTATTGAAAAAGGCATCAAACCAGCTAAAGCTGCTATGGCTTCTGTTGAGTTTACGCCTACTGCAAGACTTGCTGTTTATCGTCTGGGTGATTTTGGCGCTGAAAAGATAACGCCTGAATCATTAGACAGAACGGCATTACATGAGTTACTTCACATCTTTTTGCATGATTTGATGTCTGTAGCTACAGACCCTAAATCGTCAGATGAAGACATAGAAATGCAAGAGCATCGGGTCATCAATCTGTTAGAAAACTTGTTATCTAAGGATTCTCATGGTATCGACTAATGGTCTCAATTCATGTACGGATGAGCAATTCATAACTTTGTGGGACACGCATCGATCTGTTACAAAAGTAGCAAAAATTCTGGGCATCACGGAAAGAGCAGTTAATTACCGCAGACGAAACATGGAAGAAACCCACAAGCTCAATTTACCAGCAAGTGATTCAAGAAGTGCTAAATATGATTCCAACAGACCAAAATCTTTTTCTCCGTTAAAACAAATAAACCTTGGCATATTAGACGGAACAGTTATTGTGTTCTCAGATGCTCACTTTATACCTGGGCAACGTACAACAGCCTTTAAAGGGCTTCTATGGGCTATAGAACAGTTTAAACCCAAGGCGGTGATATGTAACGGGGATGCTTTTGATGGTGCGTCTATAAGTCGCCATGACGTTACTGACCAACCACAAACTTCCGTCATTCAAGAATTAAAAGCCTGTCAAGGTGCATTAGGCGAAATTGAGGAAATTGCTAAAGCAGCCAGACACAATGTAAAGCTACTGTTTACATGGGGTAATCACGACATTCGCTTTGGCAATCGTTTGGCTCAACACGCACCACAGTTTAAGGATGTTGTTGGGTTTAAGTTGACAGACCATATCCCAGATTGGGACTTTTGTTGGGCGGTATGGCCTACTGAGCAATGTATTATCAAGCACCGTTACAAGGGTGGTGTTCATGCTACTCACAACAATACTGTCAATGCGGGTGTGTCAATTGTTACTGGGCACTTGCACTCTTTAAAAGTCACTCCGTTTAGTGATTTTAATGGCGTGAGATTTGGCTGTGATACAGGAACATTGGCTGAGACTGATGGCCCTCAGTTTACTTACGCTGAAATTAACCCAGGCAATCACAGATCAGGGTTTGCGGTGTTAAACTTCTTCAATGGTCAGCTTTTATGGCCTGAACTCGTCCATAAATTTGATGAGGACATGATCCAGTTCAGAGGCGAAGTAATTGATGTGGGGGCATTTTGAGCGCTTGGTTAATTATTCTCACAGGAACAATTTACGCATACATTGCGGTTGAGCAAACCATCATTGGTAATCCGTATATGGCAATGGTATATATCGGATATGCGTTTTCTAATGTGGGGCTTTACTTGTTAGCAAAGTAAGCCCCACTGTATCTTATAAGCTACTCTGTAGATTCTTCTTCTTCAGTGTCATCCTCAGATAAGTCAATTGCTTCATAGTCAACTGCCCATCCATGTTCTTCTTGAAATGCGATAAATTCTTGAATGATTTGGATTTTTTTAAAGTCGTGTGACTCAACTGTAACTTTCTCATCGTCAATCCAGCTAATATCAATTACTAATTTGTACATGATGTTCTCCTGACGCAACGGATTGTTGCAATGCAATATTAAATTGTGATTGTGTCTAAAAAACGAAATAGCTAAATTGTATTTACTTGGTTTTGCCGTAAGTGTTTACCCGTAGTTCTAGCAATCCAACAGGCTTGGCAAATCCATTTATGACCCATGTCGATCCCGCCCTCTGGAGGTTTTGTCACATCACATTTATTACAAGTTCGTAATTTATGGACTGGTTGATTAAAATTTAATCCAAGTGGATACAGCGCCATTCTCTTTCATTCCTTTGTGAGTTTGATTTGACCGTGTTGCCAGTCAGTTCTATTAAACCAAGCACTTTCATTTCGTTTAAGCGCCTAGCGACTTGATTACCGTCTAGCATTGTCAAAGCTGAAATGCCATCTTTGCCCAACGGCCCGTAAAATTTAAGGCACTCAAAAATAACTTGGTGGTGTTGTGGGGCAGCTTCTTTAATCGACTCTGCCGCCTCAAACGATGTAAGAGGATCATTTGCCCTAACTCTTGGAAAGTCGGGAATGGAAAAAATTT